GGTAGTGATCGCAGGCGTACTGCTGAATCTTATCGCAGCCGTAAAAGGTGACAATATATTCAGCTGAGATGCTACCAATGCGCCCTGGAAGTTGACCGAGTTTAGACGACAATCAACGACGTTCTCAAATAGGAACACGTCGGATGATGTATTTAGGTTCACAAAGCTCATGTCAGAGATCGTGATCTGCCTAGGAGAAATTGCGCCGCCTGCACCCATATTCGGACCGGTATACTGATTGCTGTCAGCTGTTCTTGCAACAGGGATCAGTGTTCGAATGATGTCCATTTGAATGATCGAGCTTTCGATACCATCACCATATAACGTAGCATAGGGTGGTATTTTAATGCTACTGGTAACGCGATATACACCGGCAGGGAAGAATATGGCTCGTCTGATCTGTGGATTTACGTCCACGCAATATATCTGAAACAGAGCGCGATTGATAGCTGCTGTATCATCCGTTACGCCATTACCAGTTGCGCCAAAATCTTTTACCGATACCCATTGATCCATCCAGCTCTGAATGCTTTGCTTGATCGGATCACCAGGAGTTGGACCAGTCTGTGCTATGTATCCTGCCGCTTCACCTTTGAATGTGTATGCCACTGGCACTGCCAGAATGTCGCTGAACTCAGTTAGAATTTCCGTGTTGCCTATAACTGGAGCACCTTCAGAAATCTCTCCATTGCCTATCCACAGACGCCGAGAATCAATACTCCATCCTAGTTCTGCACCCGCCAATTGAGGCAGGTCGATCTGTAATCCCTTTCGGGCAGTAATCTGTGAAATCTGGGTTATAGCCACTTGCGGTCTCCTGTTGTATCTGTATTTATCAGATCAGGTAGTATTGCTCTAGTCGTTTCCACCAGCGATCAGCCCACATGTTGAAATCATCTGGTTTTAGGATGAATTCTTGGTATGTTGGTTTACCTTCAATGAGACCATCGCTACTCATCTTGGGTTTTACAGCCATCAGCACAACTCCCTTCTTGATATTGGTTCCATGAACCTCGTTGTGCGCGAGAGCATACGCAGTCAGCTGAAGATAATAGTCTTCTACCTGTTCTTCGGTCTTGACTCGGTTGGACTGCTTATAGTCGAGTATAGCTTCATCACCTAGGTGAATACCTATGCCATCCGTTGTGCCAGCATATAGACCTGGAAAGTATAGCGGAACTTCAACGCCCCAAACTTCGTCCACTTTGGATAGACCTTCTTGAATGACGAGTTCTGCCATCAGGTGACTAGGCCATGAAAATGGGTTGGAGCCTCTGTCCTTTAAAGCGCCATCCTTGATGTAGTTTTCAAGGTAGGTGTGCATACGAGTGCCTCGATTGGCAGCCTCAGTTGTTATCTTTTGCGCTCGCTCATGGCCGATACTGTCTCGCCATTTTTGAAGTGCTTCCTTCTTCTTTTTAGGAGTGGTTGCAGATAGCACAGTGGTGACACTTGGAACAGGTGTTCCATCTGGTGTCATGTATAGGCGTTTGCCCTCGACGGATGATCTCTTGATCGAGATATAGTCGAAGCGGGGTTTTAGTAGACTCATTGGACCTCTGATAAGAGTTAATTTGATGTTTGTATGGTACTAGGCTTGACGACCGAAGTCAAGACCATGGACGAGTTAATTTGATTTTTTCTGCGTCGTCTCGGCGCATCACGATGTCAGTGTGCATGATTTTTACTTGGATAGGATCGTCCAGTGGACCCGCTCGTACCATCGAGACAAGAACACCTATCTTGAACCCTAGGGCGTATAGTCGAGGATCCCGAGGGCAGTCCTGGATGATACCGGACTGGCCTGTTTGAAGGTCATTTAGAGAGCATTTGTTCATGATTTACTTTACTCATGATAACTGGTAGCCAGTCGAAAGTCAACGTTTATTTGCGTCGTTTCATCGCCTTTTTAGCATTTGAGTCGACCACGTTTCTGGCCTGATCAACACTCATGTTCTGTGATGGTTCTTCGTTTCCTTTGAATCGAATTTTATCGGACATAGGATCGAGTGGCTCAACGATGCCACTCATCGGCTCCTGTGACAGTAGATCCGCTAGAGTATCAGGTGTGACATTTACGCCAAGATTTTTAGCCATATTGATGAACGCTGTCTGGCTAATTTCTTTCTTGGCGGTAGTATCATCCGCACGACCCAGTAGTAACTGGGTGACGGCTAGTAACTTCTTCGTGGATGCGTTATCGGCCATGTTGGTTATCCTTAGATTCTGTTACGTCCAAGATTTCCAACTGGGACCTCGTCACTATCGACGTCGATATCTAAATCGGTATCGATATCTGAGTCGTCGCCTAAGTCTGCGTCGAAATCAAAGTCGTCTTCGCCGCCTAAATCATCATCCATATCAGGCAGGCCACCGCCCATGTCATCGCCCATGTCACCACCTAAGGGTTCCTGACCGGTAACAACACCAAGGGCTTCTTCCAACTGCTGACGTGACTCTTCTAGACTCTGAACTAGCTGAGAAAGGGCTGCGCTTGCGTCTGTTTTGAATTGACCGGCCTGATCGATTCCCATCTCATTTCTAACCTGGCTGACAAGGGCTGGCAGATCTTTGTACTGCATGGAGGTAGCTTGCTCGATCATCTTCTGAACGTTGTCTACCATGTCCTGTGCTGCCAACACTACCTGCGCCTGTTGAATTTCACTTTCACGCAACGCACGACGCAGAGAACGACGTGATTCGTTAGTTGCCGTGTTCGAACTCCATTTAACATCACCGCTAAGAATACCTTCCAGATCTTTCAATTGCTTGAGAATATTTGGATCTTTTGACCTGTTGGCACTTAGTCTATCGTGTTTCTTTACCAACTCTTGGTAGACTTTGTACGGTATTCTTTGAAGTCTCATTCTTTTTACAAGTTCTTCGTCGCTTGCTTCGGTTTGCATAGGAGAACCCATGGCGGCAGATGCTACTGTTTTCTGTTCGTCGGGTGACAGGTTTTGTCCAGATTTGGCTTTGGTCATTGCGGTGCGTAGTTTAGGGTCTTGAATCTTCTGGATAGCCTGAGTTTGTGCTGCTTTCATTTTTGCTTGATCGGCTGGATTCGTAGTACCACCTAAACCAGGAAGTGCATCTTCTTTTACGTCTTTCTTCTTTTTGGCGTTATATTTCTTGTCTGCGTTAATATGTGCTGCTCGTTCCTGAGCCTCATATTTTGCTGCATAAGTAGCCACAACTTTCCCGTCATCGACGACATTGAACTTGCCCATTGAAGGTACTACTTTTGCTTCGCTTAAACTAGCCGCTGTTTCGCCAATCAGAGTCGACAGGACATTTTCCATCATCATCAGCTTCAAGTACGCAGGATTCTTTTCACTGTGGTGAAAAGAATGAGAACGACGATGTTCCAGTACCAAACCACGAACACGAGACAATAGCCCACGCGCCTGGCGATCGGTCAAATTTTCAATTTGAAAGCCCTTACCAAAGTAGCTTTCAAATACCTTAGCGGCTTGCCTTGAAGGTTTAGGCGCGGACAGTTCGTTCAATTTCATTTGTAAATCCTCTGGTTTGATAAAAGTGAGAAATCATAATACATTTATTCAGACGGGCCTGTATATCGGCCTTATACTTAAGTTTACTTTCTAACTTAAAGGTTATACGCTCAACGAGATCAATATCTTTTGATGATTTGGCAATAGCCGACCTAACATGAATGTCGTTGGTTAGTTCCAACAATCTTCCATCTAGCTGCTTTATTTCCCTGGCTAAATCATCATACTCGTATTTATCAGCGACACACCAGCTCAATGCAGAGCGAGTACTGCCGAAATAACCTATCAAATCATTATTACGAATAACGCCATAACTACCGTCATGTGGTATTATCCGATATTTTCCAAACACGAAATAACTACCATCTGAGTTGCCACACATAGCATTTATTTTGGTATTTTCAAGCTCGTCCTTAAGTATCTTCTTAAATTTCTGTTTATTTTTCATTATTTATATTTATCAAATTTTTTGAAAGTATAGATTCTGATCGATACCATCGACTACTAACATGTTGGATTTTATTGATTGGTCATCATATACTATCATAGGTACATTTTTGGCGTCGTTTTTCAAAATTTCAAATGGGTCAAATTCACTGCCATATACTGAAATATCCTCGACCGAGAATTCAAAATACCATTTAGATTTGTGTTTGACTGGATATACTATATCAAATATTTGTGTTCTAAGTGAGATAACCTGAGTAAGGGTTTCCCAGTTTCGTTGTTGATTTCTCGAACGATTCCAACCAGCATTGTTTTCAATAAGTTGACAGGCTGAATCTTTGTATGGGAGTTTGTGTGGCTGAAAGTATCCCGTTGTATTGGTGAAAGTGATGTCGAATATAGTGGAGACTCTTATGGCATACATGCAGATATTTATCGGCACAAAAAAGGCCCGAGAATTACCCCGAGCCTTGTTTCGTGTTACTAGCTTGTTATTAGCAAGGTGCAGTAGCGGTTGAAGCCAAACGGAATCCAACGTTGGTCACGGTTGTGCCAGTGAAGTCATAGCCGTTGACAATACCAATACCAGATACCAGAGCAGCCAGAGTCGTTGTAGAGTTGTCTGTGCCGTCTTGTGCAGTGTTGAACGCTCCGGTGGGGAAAGTAGCAACGCTGAAGTTGTTGGTAGAGGCAGTTGCGTCAACCTGATATACAGCAACAACAGAATACTGCTGAATGGTCTGTAACAGAGTCTGAACTGCGCCATTTACTCCAGCCTGTGTGGTAGCAGCATCGCCACCGCCCAGAGTCATGCCGAAAAAGTCTAGCTTAGGACCGGCAAAGTTAGTAGGAACACCAGCGGGTGCATATGCAACGTTAGCTGATAACTGAGGACCGTTCAGGGTATCAGTTGCGAATACGGGCTGTGAACCACCGCTTACGATTTGAATTTGTGCCATTTTAATTCTCCTTATTTAATGGGCTGTTTGCCCTACATGTATTTATCTTTTTTCACAAATTTTCATTTAGGCGTTTTACCGTCCCACATAGCCCTGTTCCCTGCGCTGAAGTTGAAACGATCTACCAGCTTTGCTCTACCTGACGGTGTTGCCAGTACCCAACCCTCTTGACCTGGTTGCTGGTTATTTAACTGTCCAAGCATGTCTGATTTCAACTCATGGAGCAGCAAGAACTCAGTGAATGCTGCGCTCAAACCATCTAGGTTGCTACTCGGACTCTGGAGATATTCGACTATGT